GAGCGAAAGCGTGCAAGTCGATCTGATAATCATCGACAACAAGGTGAGGAAGTTCCTCCCCCTGCGTCTGCGAATCCTTCCGTAGATGTAGCGTATACAATAAAAGAAAGGACAGAAGCTCTGCTTCGAGGTCTCAAGTTAATTTTCCGCCACCATGGTGCTCCGGAAGAGATCTCTAGTCAACTCGAAATTCAGTTGACGGGTTACTTGGTAAAGTTCCAAACCGAGGATATATGGGTCAAACATGTAAAACATGCTCTCACCTATCCGATGGCAAAATACCTACGTAACGAGCCTCCCAAGACTACTGGAGATGATTTCTCCCCAAAGAGTAGCTTGAAGAAGTGGATGAAGAATCGTCTTACCTGTTTTAACAGGAAGAACACCCACTTGTGGTACAGTTGGTTTCAAGCGAAACGAGCTGCCCTCCCGATGTCCGACGAATTTGTGGACAGGACCTATCAAGAGCATTTTGAAGCCTTGACTCGGGATGATGATGGTCAAGATGACATCATCAATGGGATCTTTGACGACCCGGCTTTTATACTCGTTTTACGAGATATCGCCGACAAGGTCGCCGCAAACTTTGATATTGAGAAGTTTGACGAGTTGCAGCCCAGTACAAATAGTTCCTTCGATTCAACAAGGAAACAGGGCGGGCAACAGGGGGACCTACTGCGTATGATTGAGTTTGAAGAATCAAGCGTGGTCCAGGATTCCGAACTAGTCAGAATGGACTGGTATCCTCGTGGATTCAGTGGTAATAGTACCTTTCTGAATTGTCATACCGAGACACGTGAGCGTGCTGGTCGTGATCAATTTGGTAGAGTGCGAAGACTACTCAATACCATGTCCCTAGATCCTCAGGGGTTGAACTGCACTATTCAGGCAGTTCTGGAACCAATGAAGGTTCGAGTGATATCCAAGGGAGAAGCCCTCCCGTATTACTCGATGAAGCCTCTTCAGAAGGCGCTTTGGAAGTCAATGAAAGATATGGATTGCTTCCGTCTGATCGGTAGGTCGTTTTCGCCGACAGATATGATGGACCTTAGGAAATGTGCAGCCCCCACTGATGAGTGGTTTAGTATTGACTACTCGGCTGCGACAGACGGGTTGTCCTGGAAATACTCAGGACGGATCTTGGAAGCTGTTTTAGAAAACATTCCAGCCCGACATCGAGAAATCGCTATGAGCGTTCTCGGACCACACAAGTTATGGTACCCAAAGATGGGATCAACTTGTAGGACCTTCCGCGGTGTTATGCGAAGAGGTCAATTGATGGGATCTATTCTCTCATTCCCAGTGCTTTGCTTGGCAAACCTGGGCGTGTATCTTTACACGATGAGGGACCATCAGAGGGACTGGCCGATAGCGGATCAGTTAAGTCATGTATTGGTTAACGGAGATGACATGTTGTATGCATCACCGGTTCAGTATTGGAATGAGCACATTGCCGTGGGCAAGGCCGTCGGTCTGAATATGAGTGTAGGGAAGTCCTATCACCACTCCACTTACGCTAACGTGAATAGCACGAGCGTCCAATATGACTTGCGAGTTAAGAACTCGACCCCGTGG